AGTCGCCAGTGCCTTTAATACCATAGGCTCTTGGTCCTGCTGAGTGAGTTGGAACATACCCATCTCCAGCATTTCCATCGTATCCCATATCTGTGAAATACCCATCCATACCCATCTTTGAATAAGCTTTGACGGGAACGTATCTTTTTTGAATAGGGAATGGTTTATCTGATGTTTGAACAAACTTAACAGCATCTTCACTATCTGGAATGTTGTACTTCTGCTTAAAGGCTTCAATATCAAGAACATTTAATTGTGCACCACCACCATCCAGCTGTGTGGCAATCATTTTATTACCTTGTCCAGCTAGCCAATCTTTAGAAACTCCTAAAAACTCAGCCGCTTTAACTAAATTTGACCCCTCCAACTCTTGGGTTGGGCCATTTACCCACAACCCAACATTAGCCCTGCTCACGCCTGCAAATCTAGCCAGCTCAGTATTTTTGAATCTTTTACCTGTCACAGATTCATAGTGCTTTATAGCTAAAGACATTCGCTCTTGAAGAGTACTCATAGTGTAAATCTCATGGCTATTGCCATAAACAAAATGTAAAGGAATCTTAACTTTTCATTTGTAAAGCTTGCTAAACTTCTAACAGTAAAGTAGACTTGACAAAGTAAAGTTGAAATTGGAATTAATTATGCGAATTGAGATGAAAACATCTGATGTTTTGGCTCGGTTCAATGCGCCAAAAATCGCAAAACTTTTAAAAATTAGCCGTCAAGCAGTTTACCAGTGGGGTGAATTTGTACCCGAAGCTGCTGCTTTTAAATTGCTTGAACAAGAACCAACACTACCAGTTAAGAGGGTTTCATGAGCCTTGAAAAAAAATCTACGCATGTGCGTTTATCTCCCGAAATCCATGAACGAGCAAAAATACTTGCTCATGTTAAAGAAAAGGATCTCGCGGCCTATCTAGGTTTTCTTATTGAAAAAGAGATAGTTGGCGAGTGGCATGTATTCAATATACAAGCAAAATCTTTCGCGCGTTTGGGAATGTCGGCTTTAGTACGGGAGTTAAGTACAGAAGTCAGCTTTTCAGAGGGATCGGAAGGGATTAACGGGAATTTAGACAAATAAAAAGCCTGATCTCGTAAATCAGGCTTAGTGTTCAATCGGAGAAGGACCAAATGAACTATTCAATATTAGCAGAAACAGTAGAGAAGGGGAACTAGATGAGTAAAACCACTTTTAAATTTATTCAGTGGTACGAATCTAAGTACCCTGAGTTTGTAAATCGATATGGAGCTTTAAAACGCTTATATGACTCTGATTTAGATAGTTTCTTCATTGAAGAAATTGATGAGCTGTATAAGGAATTTAAGCAAGGTGGTGTTGTATGAGCTTATACACCACAGGTCATCCGGTTGTAGACAAAATTGCCAGCCTCAATATTGAAGGCAATGTCATTCCTGCTAATTGGTTTAATACTTTCAAATTGGAAAATGGAAAGCCCGATACAAATGCGGTCATTTTGCTTTCAGAAATTGTTTATTGGCATCGTCCGACTATTGTCCGTGATGAAGATTCTGGGCATATCGTTTCGGTAAAGAAAAAATTCAAAGCTGATTTATTGCAACGCTCATATCAGAGTCTAGCAGATCAATTTGGGTTCTCAAGGAAGCAAGTTAAAGAAGCATTAGATCGTCTTGAAAAGTTCGGCGTGATCAAGCGTCACTTCCGCTCTGTAGATGTAAATGGTCAAAAACTTAGCAATGTTTTGTTCATTGAATTAGTTACCCATGTTCTCTTTGAAGTGACCACCCTCCTAACTTCTACGGTAGGACCCTCCTCACTTGAAAGTCATGACCTCCCACCCTACAGGGAAGACCCTCCCCACCTGGAGGGTGACACATATACAGAGAATACTACAGAGATTACTACAGATAGTAAGTTAAGCACGGCTGAGCTTGAAAAAATCTTGAAAGGGAAGAAACCATGTGAAGCTCTTGTCGCTATCGGTTTAGATCTTGAGGTTGCTAAACGATTCAATGAATACCGTAAGACCCTTAAAAAACCATTAACTCTTGATGCTGTGATCAAGCATTACCACGAAAGCTGCAATGCAGGGATTTCAACTAATGATGCAGCTCGTATTGTTTTGAGTGAATCGTGGATTGGGTTTGCTAGTCGTTACAACTGGAAGCCAGCATTTGAAACTTTGAATGGTTCTGCACAACAACAAACACCAGCAGATATGAAAAATGCTGATCTTAATTATGGAGATTGGTAATGAGTTCTGATATCCAAAATATTTCTATTGAGCAGAGTGTTCTTGTTGCACTCATGACAACAAGCAACTCACTTGAAGTAGTTGCAAACGATTTGACTGAGGAACATTTCTTCGCTGGACGACACAAAATCATTTATCGCGCCATTGTTGAGTTATCAAATGCTGATATGCCGTATGACGCAGTATTCGTTGGCAAGCATCTACAAGAAAGAAATCTGCTTAACGATATCGGCGGTGAAGAATATTTAATTCAACTTAATAGCGCTATTGGTAGTGTCCATCACCTTGAATACTTTGTCGCAGAATTAACTAAGTTAAAAAACCATCGTGAAGTTGAAGGTATTGGTTTAGCTATTGCTGGACGCGCTAAAGACTTAACAGTAAGTGACATTTACCTTGAAGCTGAGAACCTATTCAGCACTTCAAGCAGCACCTTAGAGGCTAAGCAGACTAGTTTCGATTTCAATCAAGCACTAGAAAAAACTCTTGAAAGATTCGAAAAGAAAATTGCTCAAAAAGAAGATAAGGGGTTCATTGGTGTTCAGTTCAATATTCCACATTTAGATAATCTTCTTGGGACTATCGAGAAAGGACATTTTTGCGTTATTGGTGGTCGTCCGGGTAGTGGCAAGTCAACACTCGCGCAAATGTGTGCAATGCAAACTGCTAAGCGCTACAACATGCCTGTTTTATTTATCTCTGCTGAGATGGACACACCAACCCTAACCAACCGCATGATCTCAGCATTAGGGCATATCCCATATAACAATCTGCACAATGGGGAAATTTATGACGGGATGTTTGAAAAGCTTACTGGCACGATAGCTCAGTTCCGCAACCTTCCAATTTTTATTGAAGAGAAGCAGAAGCCAACAATTTCTGAAATCCAAAGCTATGCGCGTAAAGCAAAACGCAAATATAAGGCTCTAGGCTGCATCATTGTGGACTACTTGGGCTTAATTCGTGACCCATCTAAAAAAGACCGTGTTCAGGAAGTTGCATCAATTAGCCGTGATTTAAAAGCCATGGCTAAAGAGTTTGATTGTCCAGTAATTGCATTGGCTCAACTTAACCGTGGAGCAGAAGGACACAAGCCAGTAGCAAGTGATCTTAAGGATTCTGGACAGATTGAACAGGATGCAGACCAAATCATCATGGTTCATCCAATCCTCGAAAAAGAGACTAATGCGCCAACTGGTGTAACCGAGTTAATTATTGCCAAAAACCGTCATGGCAAGCGTGGATCTGTGAATGTTCAAGACCGTTTAGATATTTGCCGTTTCGTTGGGATGTCATTCCCAGTGGAAGAGAGAGGTGCGGCGTGAATCCAAAACAAAGAGTAATCGCGTTCCAAAACATTTTTGACATTTTGTTGTTCGCAACGCATGCGACTGAGCCTTTCACAATGAAGGATTTACGTGACTATGTGTTAGATGCACCTAACAACACTATTCAATGCTATGTCCAAGAGCTAATCAAAAGTGGGTACCTAGAAAAAGATTCATATGCAACCTACAAGGCTACGCAATACGCAAAAGACATCCTGAATGTTAAAGGGGAGCTGAAAGCATGAACGAATTTGTAGATTACACCTCAATGATGAAGCTGCGCAGAGCGTACAACCTCGGTACTCGTAATGAAGAAACAAGAGCAGCAGCGAACCTATACGAGAAATTAAGAAAGCTGAAAATGCTAGACCAGCTTAAGCAGGAAGCCATTACTAAACGTTACAAGGAGGCGGTATGAAAAGATTAAACGTACTGGTTGCTTGTGAATATTCTGGACGTGTTCGTGATGCTTTTTCAGCTTTAGGTCACAACGCTATGTCTAGTGACTTACTCCCAACAGAAGCACCAGGTAATCACTATCAAGGTGATGTTCGTGATGTGTTGTATGGAGGCTGGGATCTCATTGTTGCTCATCCTCCTTGCACCTTTCTATCTGTAGCTGGCAATCGTTGGTTTAACGTTGATAGGTATGGGGAGAAAGCAATTACCCGGATGAAAAATCGCGAGCAAGCAATTGCATTTTTCAATTTGTTTACTGATCTGGAGTGCGAAAAGGTAGCAATTGAGAATCCAATTGGATGCATGAGCAAAATCTATCAAAAGCCTTCACAAGTAATTCATCCCTACATGTTTGGTGATCCTGAGCGTAAAGCTACATGCTTATGGTTAAAGGGATTACCAGCTTTACAAGCAACCAATGTGGTTGAGCCAAATATTGTGAAGTACAAAAACGGCAAAGGGACGGATAGTCCTTGGCATTTAGACACGTTAAAGCTGCCAGCAGAAGAACGCAGAAAAGCGAGAAGCTTAACTTTTCAAGGCATTGCAGATGCTATGGCAATGCAATGGGGTGGAGACGTGCGTCATTTAGGTTTGAGGGAAGCGGTATGAAACCAGAACAGTTTATTCGTGAGTTCGGGCCTAACACTTTCAGAATATCAATGTCATTTGTCAACACTGCTAAGTATTTGGTGGTTCATGAAGGTGAAATTGATTTTACAGATGAAATCAAGCCTCACCATGGCGATCGTGTATTTGAGCGTGATGTGGTTAAGCGTCTGGTGGAGTCGGTTGAGCTAATCAACTTGTTTGGCAGCATCAAGATAGCAAAAGACAAAGTGAAGATGGCTGATTTTAATGGATTCTTACTTGTCTCAGTTCCAATCGAAAACGGCTTGGCAGATGTCTATATCCATAAAGTAGAACAAGCCATCCGCGACCACGAATCAATATACGGAGGCGGGGATGAGTAATAAAAAAGACACTCCAGATGGCGCTACACACTTCTTTACTTCGTTGGGTGGTCAAACAAGATTCTTCAAAATAGAAAGCGGCAATCTAATGTGTTGGTACGAAGAACTAGGCGCTTGGAAACATCCGGCAGCTTCTAATTGGCTTATGAAAAATATAAAGGTGATTCCGTGAGTAGTAGAAAAATTAGATCAGAACTCAAGAAGAAAGGGATTCCCGCAGAAGTTCATTGGGAATACATGTCTGATTGTTATGGTGGTGGTGGTGCTTACTTTATTGACATAGACGCCGATACTGAAAACAAACTCTTAGATGCGGACCCTGATTGTGAGCCACAACTCGATGTTGGGTATGCAGAGAGCCTTGAAGAAGCTTTGGAGTTTATTGATCAATTGCCAAGTTTAAAAGGAGCCAGCCATGCGTGATTTTAAAGTCGGGGATCACATCGTGATTGACCAAAAGTATGACAAGACTTTCATGCCAGTTCTGCAAATCCTTTCAGAAGGTAAGAACTATTTCTATTGCAATGATGGGCAAGTACATAAATCGCAAATGGAACAATGGCGTAAAGCTGAGCCAGAAGAAATTGCACTGGGATGTCGCATTGACATGCCTTCTCTGCCTGAGCCAGTAGGAAGCTTACAAGAACTGCATCCCGAGTTCGCAAAGGTGCTTCACGAGAACTTTCTAGAGCTGATCGGAGACGACTTCCCCATAGAAAACCACATTTCGCCTAACTGCAAAACGATAGGGGAACAATCATGACAGATTTTCAAGCATTCCTATTGTTGGTTGCGTTTCTAGCGTTTCTTGGTTGGCTGAGTTGAGGTGAATAATGGATAAACCAATGACATTTATTGAGTGGTGTTCTAGTAACGGAAAAATTCCATATTCTCTTGGCTTGGAGGGTGCCTACGAGGCTGGTCAGCAATCAATGCAAGCGAAAGTGGAGGGGTTGCAAGACGATATCTCACTAATACTTGCATCACATAAAAGAATGTCTGTTGGCCTGCTTCAGCAACAAAAGGTAATCAGCGAGCATGAGAAAAGACGTTTGCAACTCGCAACCGAGAAGAGAGTGTTAATCAAAGAACGTGACGAGCTGCAAAAGCGGGTGCAATTCCTTGAGCAGGAATTAGGTGCATGGAAAGGGAAATCAATAGCAGCAATGGTAAATGGCATGTGTAAACAATGTGGCAAAGAACCATTGCAGGCAATAGTTTCTGATAAAGATGGTTATGCACTTCTACATTGCTTTGGATGTGGCGCAAACAAGTATGAATTGATTGGAGAGCAAGCGCTCAAGGGGGATCAATACGATGAACATCGCAAGAAAGCAGAAGAGGCCACCTCAAAAGGTGCAAGCCTAACCAACCATAGGATTGAGCTATGACCACATTCAAAGAGGCTCAAAGGGTCCAGTCACAAAAGGCAGCTCGTTCTAAGCGATTTAATCGAGTGCCTACAGAAGATCAAGAACAGATGACGCTCATGAGTTGGGCGCATCGTGTGAAATATGGGTCAGGTCGTTTGAGTGATTACCTGTTTCATATTCCTAATGGTGGCTCAAGAAACATCCTTGAAGCTGCAAAGTTTAAGAAGTTGGGCGTGAAGGCTGGTGTTCCAGACCTTCAGCTAATTGTTCCAAATGGTGAGATACACGGGCTTTGGATTGAATTGAAGTCAAAGAAAGGGAAGTTACAACCAAGTCAAAGGCTCATGATTCAACGCTTAGAAGAACAAGGTTACATGTGCAAAGTCTGCTTCGGTGCAGATGAAGCCATAGATGAAATTAAAAAGTATTTGATGATTTGAGGTGGCGTGATGGGATTGGTGAAGGTTTGGGATAAAGAAATTAAAGGCAAGCTGTATGCAGTTGGAGATATTCACGGCTGCTACAACTTGTTGATGAATCGCCTCAAGGAAATTGGCTTTGACTTTGATAATGATCTTCTTGTTGCTGTTGGTGATCTTGTTGATCGCGGTGCGCAGAATCTTGAATGTATCGAGTTGCTTTCTAAGCCATGGTTTACATCAGTTCGCAGCAATCACGAGGATCTATGCATTGGCGGCTTACATGATCAGTCATATAAACGTTGCCATATAGACAATGGTGGTGAGTGGTTCTACATGCTTGATGGGCAAGCTATGTACAACATTGCAAAAGTATTCTCTGAATTACCAATTGTTTTAGAGATAAACCACAAAGGCAAGAAGTTTGGAATTGTGCATGGGCATATCGAACAGAATGATTGGAATGAGTTTAAGGACTCGTTTAGTCAGCCATCTAAAAACCGTGCTCCATCAGATTTAGCTATGTGGGGTCGTGAGCGTCTTGATACTGACAATCAGCAATACACGCATGTAAATGGTGTAGATGCAGTGATTATGGGGCATACAGTAACTCAAAAACCATGTAAGCGTGATAACTGCTATTGGATTGATACCGGTGCAGTTCATTGGGGAACTATAACAATCTTAGATTTAGAAACTATTTGAGGGTGACGGTATGAAATCAAAGGTAGATGTAGATGCATTAAAGCTCACACTCCAATGGCAAGGATTCTTTCTAAAGGGATGGTTTGAAGATCATTGGTGTGACCTCAAGGACTATGCAGAAGCTTCTTTAAAGCTGCTTCTAATCATCCTGAGAATTTTATTTTCTCCCCTTCTCATTATTTATGTCATTTGGCAGACCAGAAAAATGTATGAACAGATAGCGAGCGGAGAAGTCAACAGAGAAAAAGTCAGAAATCACATCAAGAAATACGGCAAGTAAGGGGAAAGAGATGAATGCAGTAGTAACGGAAAAATTATCAAATCTTGAATGGGTTGGTCAGCAAATGAGAGCTAAAACGGCAAGCTATGAAACGTCTACTGCATCGACAGGAGAGAAGGCGCCTACTTGGGAAGAGCGTTGCGGGGCTATTGCTTCAATTGAAGATGAAGCAACTAAGGCATATTGTGAGATATTAGTTTGGGGTGATTCAAGAGACACGACACAGGCATTCAAGACACTTGTGGAGCATATTGGTGAAATCTTATATGAAGCGGCAAGCAAAGAGCGCCAGCGACATCACTTTGATTTGAAGCTGTTCTGCATGAAGGTGGCTCGAATGCAGGTATTTTTTAAGATGCGTCCAGTGATCAAAGAAGATCGTACTTTGCAAGGTCAATTAAAGTTCTGCGGCATCGATGAGATTAAAGCAGATACATACAGTAAGAACTATGCTTATCTCGGTACAATGGTAGATATTATTTTGAAAGACATGGAAGACGAAATCGATTTCTATGTGGGGCTATACCGTAAAAAGCTAAACAATTGACAGCTAAACGGATTTAAGGTAATGTTTTTCTATACTGGTCGTATTACGGATTTCCGAAGACCAACACATCAAAGCTCACTTAATCGTGGGCTTTTTGCTTTTATGCCCTACAAGCTTAGAACATTGGATTCCGATGTGCTGGACTGGAGTTCTAGTCGATGCTTAAACGTAGGGCTATTTTTTTGGAGGTTCACATGCTCCGAATCATCAGGCAAGTATTCTGTTTTCATGTTTGGGAATATGAATCCGACATGTTCAATCAGAAAGAATGCAGAAAGTGTGGAAAGATTAAGTGTTTGTAGCCCTGTCGTTTGACGGGGTTTTCTTTTTTACGCCATTCGTCTAATTGGATAAGACATCATAATTCTAGTGTGATTGATGCGGGTTCGAGTCCTGCATGGCGTGCCATTAAATTTAGAGAAGTGAGTGGGCATAATTAGTTTGTGGTAGGAAAACGATAAGATACCTCACACCACAGTAAACGTTCTTATTACAAAGCTCATTTCATCTAAGTCATATGGATTGGGGTGAACATGGACACAATCGAAGCGAAGAAGAATTTAGATTTACTCTACAAAGATCGGTTTAATTTAGAAAATTTGAATCATCTCAATGCGAGAGATCAATTCAAACAAGACTGCAAGCGTCGAATCAGAGACATCGACACTCAGATTGCTAACATCAAACAGAACCTTAAAAGTGCGTGATGCAAAGCGACTTGCTGCAATAAGAAAATTACCATGCGTTAGATGCGGCTATCCTCACTCACAAGCGGCTCATTCTAATTTCAGTGAACATGGTAAAGGCAAGGGGATTAAAGCAGATGATAAATACACAATACCTTTGTGCCATTCCTGCCATCAATGGTTTGACCAGTATCGAGGGATGGGACTTGTAGAATCTAAAGAATGGTTCGACAAGATGTTAGAAAAAACAGAGCGGATGCTTAATATTAAAGATGGGGATGTTTTTTGATGAGTAGGACTCGAAAAGGCAGTAAGCCTCAAAATTGTGACTATGAGTATTGGTCTAAAAGAGTTGGGAATAAAGGTGGCGGACGTGGAATGGGTCGCCAAACCAAGAAAGAAACGCTATCTAGAGAGCGCATGTTAGGTAAGGCGGCTCTTATTAGTGAGCTTAAAGAGCAGGATGTTTTTTGATATGAATAAATTTAAATAATTACATATGTTTATAAAAAAAATTAATCGCCATTTTTAAAATTATGATAAACTCTTTCTACACCAAAGGGGTTTATTATGAGCATAGATGAAGCAAAACTAGTTGTGCCTGGAACGAATGTTCTCAGAAGAGCTGGCGCTGCACTTATAAGCAATACAGCCACTCAGGTAGAAAAGACAGAAGCCTATAATATTTTAAATAATTGGAGAGCACTCCATTCTTATCCTATTGATGTATTTCAGAAAAATATTAGAAGTAAATGTACGCAACTAAAGTTTAGAGATTTTACGGTTGCGCAAAGATTGAAGCGTATGCCATCTATTATTTCTAAATTGCAAAGAAACCCAAGAATGAATTTGGCTAGAATGCAAGATATTGGCGGAGTTAGGGTTATTTTGCCAAGTATTGCAGATGTTAGGAAATTACATGAAGCACTAGTGGGGCGAAATAATAGGTTTAACCACGTTCCGATTGTGCCTTGCCATGATTATATAGAAAATCCCAAAAGTGATGGATATCGCAGTATCCACCAAGTTTTTACCTATAAAAGTAGAGATCACAGTGGGCTTGATGGTTTAAAAATCGAGTTACAAATACGTACAGCCTTGCAACACTCTTGGGCGACTGCGGTAGAAACATTGGGAGTAATTGAGAATGCATCTATTAAATCTGGCTTCGGAAGTGATGAGATTAGACGCTTTCTAAAACTAAGTAGCGCTTTATTTTCTATTAAAGAAGGCACACCTGTTGTTGAAGAGTTTTCAAAATCTACTCCAGAAGAGATCGCGATTGAAGCAAAAGATATCGAGCAACGGCTTCAAATCTTTACTAAATTAAAATGGTTGCAGATATCGGCAAAACATATTGAGTCTACGTCAAATAGTAGACATGCTTACCACCTATTAATTCTCAAGCAAGAGGAAAGTAGCTGGAAAGTAAATGTAATTCCATTTACCAAGGCTCAGGAGGAAATTGCTCAAACAATGTATGCCACTTTGGAGTCACAAGTAAAACAGGAACATGATGTAGACATTGTCCTTGTTTCGGTGGGTGACATGAAGGCGATTAAGAAGGCCTATCCAAACTACTTTTTGGACACAAATCAATTTATTAAAGAAATGCAGAGTGCGTTCAAAAAATATACTTAGGTTTTGATAAAAATTAAATTAAACCACCCTCGGGTGGTTTTTTATTGCGAGGTCAAAATGGAACCACGATTCGTCATCAAAAACCATTCTGACATCAACTATGTAATTGGCTATCTCAACAGTAACCACGCTAAAGCAGCGAGTGAAGGGAAGCCTTTAGTCGTATTGATCGCACCACAAGAGAAAGACCGGACAAAAGCTCAAAATCGTTTGTACTGGATGTGGCTTAATCAGTGGGCGAAGCATCAAGGCACTGATAAAGATACAGAGCATTTGTTCTTTAAAAAGCAATTCTTAGCGCGTATTTATCATCGTGATGATGTTGGTCAGTACAGAAAGACGTTTGCAGCAGTAAAGGTTTTGAAAGATCAAAAACATCCGATGTATCAGCAAGTGGCGGATGGGTTGAATGAATTAATCACAACAACTGATGCCAGTGTTGAGCAGTTTACTGAGTACCTAAATGACATTCATGCATTCTGCAATAAACATGGGTGTTATTTGGAAACACCTGATGACCTTAAGTATGTGTTGGAATAGTTAAGCAGCTAAGATATATTGTTTTTTCTTTAATCATTACTAATAAAGGAAAAATAATGTTTGTTCAGCATAAATCCGAATACATTAATTTAAATCATGTGGTAAAAGTGAAAAAGGCTACATCAGAAAACAATAAATTTGCTCATAGAGATTTTTATAAGTTAGTTTTAACTTTAACCTCCAATGACACCCTAGATCTAGAGTTTAATTCTGAGGAAGAGCTAGATCGGTTCTTGGAAAAGTTGGAAATTGTGAAGTAGTTATGACCGCCCAAGTGGCGGTTTTTTAATGGGTGAGAATAATGGATTCTACAGAATACTTTTGGCTTACTCGGAAAAAAGAACCTAAAACCAAGCCTAAATCCAACCGCTACCTAAAGCTACTCAAAAGTACTTAGAGGCAGAGGAAGAATTTACTGAAGCTTTAGATAATCTGGAAATTAAATACGAAAAGAAATTCCAGTTTAAATCTACAAAGCATTGGCGTTTTGATTTTCATTTAATTGAACATCGTATTTTAGTTGAAATTGCTGGCGGTCCCTGGTCAGGTGGACGAAAGGGCAAGCTGGCAACAAAGGCGTGGAGTATGGACCGTTACGATGTTGCTGAATCAATGGGATATACCGTTGTTCGGTTAGAGGCAGCACCAAGATTTAAGATTAATGAATCTGGTCCATTACAGATCCAAGCTCATTTCGCAAGCCAATGGCTTAAAAATTTAAAGAGGCAAATATTTAATGGATCAGATCAGACCATTTCCACCGACTGATTTTATTGATCAAGCAGATGAAGAAGAAGCAATAAGACTAACACCGGCACCAGACCTAAAGAAATGGGTTGTGGCTAACTACTTAACTATTGGGGGTCCTCTTTATAACCCTGATCATGACCATATTGCTGAGTTGCTTCATGATAATGAAGAATTTTTAGCATTTGCTTGGGCCTCTTCTGCATATAAAAGCAAGCAAGCTATGGTGTTAGGCCAGTGCGAAAAAGTCATGTTCAATGTTGGTGGCTGGCGTAAAGCTAGACAAGAGCAACAGATGCGAGACTGGTTCGGCTTTGTGCCAACATACTTGATCACCATTGATGCTACATTTTGCGACAAAGCAAATGATCGTGAGTTTTGTGCTTTGCTTGAGCATGAACTCTACCATATAGGCGTAGAACGTGATGAAGACGGTGAAATGATCTTTAGTAGCTCAACAGGTTTACCTAAACATTATTTAGCTGGTCACGATGTCGAAGAGTTTGTTGGTGTAACCAAACGGTGGGGGGCGAGTCAAAGCGTTAAACGTATCGTTGAAGCTGCAAAGAATCCGCCGTTTGTTTCGAAACTTGATATTTCAAAATGCTGCGGAAACTGCGTAATCAACTGAGCCGAATGGCTCTTTTTTTTGCCTTCTTTGCTAGACGTAGCTAGACAAAGGTGGGGGTATGGCTGCACTTAAAGAACAGGTAAAAATATTTATTGTTCAAGCGCTTGCCTGCATGGATACCCCTCAACAGGTAGCTAATGCTGTCAAGCAAGAATTTAACATTGAGATTGATCGAAAACAGGTACAACTTTATGACCCGACAAAAGCGGCAGGAAAGAATTTAAGTAAGAAATATAAAGACCTTTTTCATAAAACCCGAGAGGACTTTAAAAAGAATGTTTATGACATCCCGCTAGCTAATAAAGCCTACCGGCTTAAAGAGCTTCAGAAGATTTATGAAGACTGGAAGAACAACAGGCTTATGAAGCAAGGGGTTATTAAACAGGTTCGGGAAGAAATGCAGGGTTATGACCTGATGTTATTAAATCTTGAGTTAAAGCAGCTTGAGATTGAAAAGTTAAGAGAGGGTGAAGGTGATGAAGATCCAACACCAGTCAAGGTAACTATTCAAGTTGTGGATGCGAGTAAAAAAGATGCCGAACATCAATCCGACACTGAATGTACCTCAGGCTAATTTTTTGCAGATGGAAAAGAAGTTCCGCGCATTTGTCGCTGGCTTTGGATCGGGAAAGACTTGGGTTGGATGCTCCAGTTTATGCAACAAAGCTTGGGAATTCCCTAAAGTACCTTTGGGTTATTTTGCTCCAACTTACCCGCAGATTCGCGACATTTTCTTTCCAACTATTGAAGAGGTTGCTTTCGATTGGGGGCTTAAAACTAAGGTTTATGAAACCAATAAAGAGGTGGATATCTATTATGGTCGGCAATATCGAACGACAATCATTTGCCGGTCTATGGAGAAACCAGCAACAATTGTAGGTTTTAAAATTGGCCACGCCTTGATTGATGAACTTGATGTTATGGCCAAGGTCAAAGCTCAACAGGCTTGGCGTAAGATCATCGCACGTATGCGTTATAAGCAAGCTGGTTTGCTCAACGGTATTGATGTGGCCACTACACCTGAAGGTTTTAAGTTTACATACGAGCAATTTGTTAAAGAGGCAAATAAATCAGAGGCTAAGCGTAAGCTATATGGAATGATTCAAGCTTCAACTTATGACAATGAAGCTAATCTTCCAGATGACTACATATCATCACTTTATGAGTCTTATCCGCCGCAATTAATTTCAGCTTATTTAAGAGGGCAGTTTGTCAATTTAACCAGTGGTGCTGTTTACCCCGACTTTGATCGAGTTCTAAACCACACGGATGAAGAAATTAAGAAAGGTGAGCCTTTACTCATTGGTATGGATTTTAACGTGCTTAAAATGGCTGCTGTGGTTTATGTCATTAGAGAAGGGAAGCCAAGAGCTTTAGATGAACTGGTTGGCGTGAGAGATACACCGACGATGTGTCAACTGATTAATGAGCGCTTTCCAGATCACGATATTACTGTGATTCCAGATGCTTCAGGTCAGGCAACATCATCAAAGAACTTCAGTGAATCTGATCATGCAATCTTAAAGAAAAATGGATTCAAAGTTGAAGTTAATGGTGTGAATCCCGGTATTAAAGATCGTATCACTGCAGTTAATGCACAAATTCTGAATGCTGAGGGTGAACGACACTTAAAAGTGAACACAAACAAGTGTCCTAACTTTACGGCTACTTTAGAACAGCAAGTCTATGATGATTTTGGAATGCCAGATAAAAGCGCTGGTTTGGACCACGTTGGGGACGCTGGTGGATATCCAATAGCTAAGAGATTCCCAGTCATCATTCAGAAAATATTTAAACGGCGCGCAATCGCTGGTTTTTCTCGTTAATCAATGCACCTTCTCAGGTGCTTTTTTATTGGTGTTTTTATGGCAGTTATTGATAAACATCCGCAGTATATTGCTGCACAAAAAAGCTGGGAGATTATGCGGGACGCCGTTGCTGGTGAAGAGCAGATCAAACAGGCACAAACAAAGTACCTAGCTAAATCGGCCGGAATGATTGAGGCTGAAAAGCAAGGTGATACGACTGGAGAGATTTATAAAGCCTATCTAAGTCGAGCTCAGTATCCATTATGGGTTCAGGATTCATTACGTACGATGATTGGTTTAGTTTCAAAGCTGGAACCTAATATCGTAATTGAAAGTTCTCTGTTAAAGGGTTTGATAGAGAATGCAACCAATGATGGTTTTGGGCTTAAACAACTCTTTATCCGTATTTGCCTAGAATTACTTGAATATGGTCGCTGTGGTTTGCTTGTCGATGTTGATGGGGCTGGTGTGCCATATTTCGCTCTATATGATGCGCTATCAATCATTAACTGGAAGGAAAACAGCATTGGTGGCCGTAAGGATCTAAAGCTGTTAGTGCTCGAGGAACAATTCGAAAATAGTGAAGATGAGTTTGGGCATGATACAAAGACGGTTCACCGTGTTTTATCTATGGTTGATGGTGCGCTAACTGTACGGTTATTTGATGGCTCTGTTGAAGAAGATAAAACGCCAGATCTCGGCGGTAATCAGCTATCTTTCACGCCGTTTGTTTTCTGTGGCACGACCGATAATTCTCCACAAGTTGGAACGGTACCATTGCTTACCATGGCTAAGGCAGCACTCAAGTATTACCAGCTAAGTGCAGATTATTACCAGTCACTTCACCATACAGCTCATCCGCAGCCTTGGATTAATGGACTTGAGGGTGATGAAGATATTAGCGTTACTGGTGTGATGGCTGTCTGGAGTCTTCCTCCAAATTCACAATGTGGTTATTTGGAAATTTCAGGTAGCGGCATTGAACTCACTAAAAAGGAAATGGATGCGCAAAAGAATTCAGCATTAGAAGCTGGGGCTAAAGTAGTTGATACCAATACACAGGAATCAGGTGAAGCGCGCCGTGCACGGCAAGACGATCAGCAAGCAAGTCTTCACAGTATCGTGATGTGTGCAGCTGCAGCAATTGAACAAGCCATTAAGTATGCAGCACAGTGGTTAAAGCTGGATTCGACAAAATATTCATTTACGGTTGAACCTGAGTTTATTGTGCAGGTCACGGATATTAATCTTGCAAAACAGCTTTATGAGGGTGCTATTTCAGGGAAAAACTCTTTCCGCACATATTGGGAATACCTGATGACAGGTAAATTACCAGCTCACGACTATCAGGAAGAAGTGAAGCGGGTAGAAATAGAGCGAGATAACACTCCTTTGTAGAGGTGATGTATGGCTTCAAAAGAAGATAAATCATTGATTGAAGTACTTACCCAACATCAGGCGTACTTATATCGGGTATCTTCTCAATCTGCTTCTAAAATTTTCTCTGTACACGATAAAAATAGATAACTCATTGAAATAATGTCATAATAATTGTTTTCTAACGACGAATACTATGACACATCTCAATGAGTTATATCTTATCTTAAACAAATTCTAAAATGGAACAAGTCACATTTAAAGTGCTTTGCGCTCATCATGCTTGTGATTATTTTAAAGCAAACATGTAATCTTTCTTCTGCATCTAAAGCCTTGCCCATCAAGTGCTTACCACAATCATTTTATCGACGTATGCAGCGCTTCTTTGCAGGTCAGTATTTTGATTATCGTCAAATTTCTCAGTTGATTTTCAATATGTTTTCATTCGACCAAGTGCAACTGACTTTAGATAGAACCAATTGGAAATGGGGAAAACGAAATATTAATATCCTGATGCTCGCAATCGTTTATCGTGGAATAGCGATACCTATCCTTTGGACATTGCTTAATAAACGTGGAAATTCAGATACGAAAGAGCGATTGCTTTGATTCAACGCTTTATAGCCATTTTTGGTAAAGACCGTATTGTGAATGTGTTCGCAGACAGAGAGTTTATCGGTGAGCAGTGGTTTACATGGTTAATTGAACAAGACATCAACTTCTGCATTCGTGTTAAAAAAACTTCATTGTCACCAATCATTTAGGAAAGAATCATAAAATTAGTGATTTATTTCGCCATCTTAAAGTTGGTCAAATTGAATGTCGTAAACGACGGATTTTGGTTGGTCGGGTGAAACTATATATAAGTGCACTACAGTTAGAAAATGGAGAGCTTTTACTCGTCGTTTCTCCTCAGTTTAATGCCAATGCTATTCAGGATTATGCATTACGCTGGGAAATTGAAACCTTATTCAGTTGTCTCAAAGGACGCGGGTTTAATCTTGAAAATACGCGCTTGACAGACCCTAGACGAGTGAAAAAATTGATTGCGGTGTTAGCTATAAGCTTCTGTTGGTGTTACTTAACGGGTGAATGGCAACATGATCAAAAAAAAGCGATAAAAATAAAGAAGCATGGACGACTCTCAATGAGTTTATTTCGCTATGGTTTAGACTATGTTCAAATGGCGATTCAGCGTTTAATTGGTTTTGGGAAAAAAGAAGAGTTTAAGGAAATTTTGGCAATTTTAAGAAGGCAGAACCCTGATAGGATAAGGGTTCTGTGAAATTTGTCGTGTACAGAGCAATCTGTTAATGAGCTACTAAAAATCTTTAATGATGAGTCAATATTAATGTTGGCAAAGCTTCGGGATTTGCTTGATGAATTAAATGATTCTGAAAAGATGGCTCTAGCAAGTGGACAGTACACAACGTCAAATCTGAAGGAAGTTCGTGATCTGATTGCTCAGTGGTTTACTGCAATAAACACTGCATTACCTGAAGCTTTCGCTGTTTCTGCTACTGCCTTGGCTGTTTATGAAGCCAATTACATGGCGAAGCTATATGGCGGCAAGATCAAAAAACCAAATGGTGAAAAGCTATATGCCGCAGCTAAAAAAATACCATTGGTAGGTGGGGCTCTTGTTGATGATCTGCTATCCAGAATTGCTGAAAATGCCCGTCAAAAGGTTGAGTATGCAATTCGGGATGGTATCAACTCAGGTAAAACAAATCAGGAAATAGTTCAGCGCATCCGTGGTACCAAACGGCTTAATTATGAGGATGGGCTTTTAAGTAGCTCAAAGTCTGATATTGACCGTACTGTGAGAACGGTTCGCAGCCATGTGGCCAATCAAGCATATCTAAATAGTTTCAATCAGATTGGCTTTGAATATGTTCGATTGGTTGCAACGCTGGACGGAAGGACATCAAAACTTTGTGCATCTTTGGATGGTTCAGTTTGGGAAATAAACGATCCGGCAAAGCGGGTACCGCCGTTACACCCTAATTGCCGAAGCATTTTGGTGCCAGTCGAGAAAGACGGTCAACTTGTCGGTGAACGTCCATTTGTAATGGACGAACGTCGAGTGAAGGACATCCCAAAAGAAGAGCGAAGCCAATTAATAGGGCAGCTAGATGCTAATACCACATTTAAAGAGTTCTTCAAAAAGACTGATGATTTCTTTCAAAGAGAATGGTTAGGACCGAAGCGTTACAAGCTCTATAAGAAAGGGAAATTTGATTTTGATAAGTTCTTCGATCCAGAGGGGCGATTATACACATTGGACCAACTTCGAAAGTTGGATGAGCAAACCTTTAAGGAGTTGGGCTTATGAGTGAGTCAAGACATTTAGTGCTAAAGCGTCACCCTACTTTGAAAGGTTATCTGGTTATTTGTGATGAAGAAACTGGACAACCTCTAGCTGGACAAAGAGCAGTACAGATGAATTCTGATGCCTTAAATGGACCCGCAACAATTACTGTAACTTTTGAAGCATATGGTGCTCATGGTGTTCGCTTAGTGAGTGATGCACCAAGGCCAAATCAAACAAAGGAAATGTAGCGAAAGGTATTACAAATGTCTGAAAAGCAATTCACTATGTCAGATGCTCAATATATTCTGAGCACAAAATTAATTCTGGTGCCATTTCTTCAAATTAAGATTTCAAGAGCCATGGCAATTTATGGTTTTACTTTTGAAAGATTAAAAGCAATTGCACTCATCAATTAGAACTTAATTTTTAACCTTAGCGCCTTCGGGTGCTTTTTTTGTGAGAAGAAAATGATCAAAGAAGTAACAGAGCAAGAGTTAGCTGAAAAGTCTGTGGCGCCCCGAGTAACTAAAGCGCAAATTGATTCATTGATGGAGCGTGTTACATATACGGTTGAGCAACGCCCCGGTGGCACGACATCTACTTTTGTCCATGCATTTTTAGATGGAAAGTTTTTCCTAGCAACGGGTTTTAGTGCATGTGTGAATGCTGAAAACTTTGATGCTGAAATTGGTGAGTGTATGGCTCGTGGAAATGCAGAAAAGTCAGCCGAAAATAAACTTTGGGAGCTAGAAGGCTACCGTTTATTTGCAACAAATATCTAAGTTTTCAATCGAAATTTAGCGTCCTTAGGGGCGATTTTTTATTGCCTGAAGCTAAGCAGAAGGTTCAACAATTAAACCCGCTAAGCGGTATCTCTAGGAGATTTTTAAATGTCAGACGAAATCAAAGTTGATTTGGAAAATCCTGAAATTAAAGCAGCTATTCAAGCCGCCGTTGATGAAGCTGTTAAAGGTCTTAAAGATAAGAATGCAGAACTTATCAAAGATAAAAAAGAGTTGAAAGATGAACTAGGTTCATTGAAATCAAAGGTTGATGGGTTGGATCTGGATGCAATCAAGGTCCTGCTTGATAAATCAAATCAGGATGAAGAATCCAAACTTATTGCAGAAGGCAAGATTGAAGAAGTTATTCAGAAACGCACTGAGAAGATGCGTGAAGAGCATGACAAGGTTCTTAAGGCAGAGAAAGAACGGGCAGATAAAGCTGAAGCTTATGCCGAGAAATTCAAGAAATCAGTAGTGCAAAGCCAAATTGTTCAGGCTGCTATTGAACTTGAAGCACTGCCAGAAGCGACCCCTGATATCGCCTTTTTAGCTCAGACAAAGTTTGCATTAGATGAAAACGGCAAAGCTGTGGCAGTTGATGAAAACGGGGATGTGGTCATTGGTAAAGATGGTCAGACACCGATGACTCCAAAAGAGTGGGTTGAGTCTCTACGCGAGCAAAAACCGTATTACTGGCCTAAGCCTAATGGCATGGGCGCAACTGGTAGCAACAATTCAAAAGGTCAGCCAGACATTCTCAAATCGGATGGCTCGGTAAATATGACCAAATTGGCGCAATTACGAAATGAAAATCCGCAACTAGCTAAAGAGCTAGCGGCAAAACACGGTATTAAACTTTAAGGAGTAAAGCCTAATGGGCGACACAAAAATTGCTGATGTAATCGTACCCGAGTTATTCACTCCGTACGTATTAAATAAAACTGCCGAAAAGTCTGCATTATGGCAGTCTGGCATTGTTGGGGATTTGGATGTAGATGTGGCTTTCGGAACAGAGGGTGGTACTACTGTAAATATCCCATTCTGGAATGATTTAAGTGGGGAGTCAGAAGTACTTTCAGATTCAACCCCTTTATCTGTAAATAACATCACATCAGGCAAAGATATTGCGATTCTTCATGCACGTGGTAAGGCGTGGGGCGCTAATGATTTGGCTAAAGCATTATCTGGTGACGATCCACTTGGTGCGGTTGGTGATCTGGTCGCAGATTACTGGTCGCGTGAGTTTCAAGGTTTTACCGTAAATACCCTTAAAGGTGTGTTCGGTGCAGCCAGCATGGCAGGTAATACTCACGATATTTCTGCTGGAACTGGAGCTGCCGCTGTAATTGATGGCGTATCTTTTGTTGATGCTTCTTATAAGTTGGGTGATGCCGTAGATAAATTAACGGCTATTGCAATGCATTCGGCAACCATGGCTGCATTAGCTAAACAAGGTTTGATCGAAACCGTACGTGATGCTGATGGTGTAGTGCTCTATAAAACCTTTATGGATCGCCGTGTGATTGTCGATGACGGTATGCCAGTGGAAGGTGATGTCTTTACTTCATTCCTGTTTGGTCAAGGTGCAATTGGTTTCCAAGATATTGGGGCACCGGTTGGTGTAGAAACAGACCGTGATAGCCTTGCTGGTACTGACATTCTTATTAACCGCCGTCACTTTGTATTGCACCCTCGTGGCATTAAGTGGGCAGGCGATACAGGTATAGCTCCTAATAACGCTGGTCTAGCAACACCTTCAAACTGGGAACGTGTTTACGATCCTAAACAGATCCGTATTGTGGCATTCAAGCACAAGATCAAATAACAAAAAGGCGGGTAACACCGCCTTATCTTTTTGGAGATCCACATATGGGACTTTCATCATTTAACCGTGCACGGGAAAGACAACAAATGACAGAAACAAAAATTGCTGAACTCGAAGAACAACTGGCAACGTTGAAAGGTGAATTCATTGCCTTTCAAAATGATCCAGAAGCCATGAAAGCACGTATTGCTGAGCTTGAATTGGGGGCAGGTAAACAAAACCCTGAAGGTGACAACCAGCAAGCTCAAGACAACCAAAACGCAGGTGATGACCAGGTGCAACCAATTAACTATGCAGGTCTAAAAGTTGATGAGTTGCGTGCGGTCTTGACTGAAAAAGGCATTGCATTTGAAGCAGGCGCTAAAAAAGATGAACTTTTAGCATTAATTCCAAAGGAATAATCCATGGGCTTTATCACTGAACAAGAAGCGATAGAACATGTTGAAGGCTTTGATGCTTTATCTGCCAGTGATAAGGCTCAATACCTCCAAATGGCCGAGGCATATCTGTTAGCACGTAATGTTAAGCCTTACGAAGATGCCACTCTGGTTCCTGAACCTCTAAAAACAGCCTCATATCAAATCATCAAGGGCATTATTAAAGGTGATCTATATCAAGGACAGGAACAGGCATTAAAGCGTAAGAAAGTAAAGGCTGATACGGTTGAAACTGAAAAAGAATATCAGGACGGATCAGTAAAGCTTAGTGCGATTGAGCAATTCATTCTTGATTTGATTAAGCCTTACAGCAAACGAAAAGCTGTATTTTTTGTCAGGAAAATCTAATGGGCTTACGTGACGAAATTCAGGCAGATATTGCTGAAGCATTTAATGATGATTTAGCGGACGCCGTTCATTCATTTACTTGTGAGCGGATCTCAAGAAAAGATTGGGATCCTAAAACTGAAACGTATGTCGAAGTTAAAGAAAACTATTCTGGTCGTGGCGTTCTGTTTGGCTCATACAGTCAATATGAGATCCAAACA